CCTGATAATATAAAAAATAACTGGAGAGTTACAAAAACTTGTTTACGTTTAGGTAGTAGAGTTGTTGGTAAGTGTATGATGGGTAGTACAAGTAATGCGTTAGATAAAGGAGGTGATAATTTTAAAAACTTGTACAATGATTCAGATGTTACCAAGCGCAACAGAAATGGACAAACTAAGTCGGGATTATATTCTTTGTTTATTCCTATGGAATGGAATTATGAAGGATTCATTGATGAATTCGGACGACCTGTGTTCACTAATCCTGAACAACAAACATTTGATCCACAAGGACTAGAAATAGATTATGGTGTTATAAACCATTGGGAAAATGAAGCTGATGGTTTACGTGATGACCAAGATGCTTTAAATGAATTTTATCGTCAGTTTCCAAGAACTGAAGAACATGCATTTAGAGATGAGACTAAAAATAGTATATTTAACTTAATTAAAATATACGAACAAATAGATTACAACGAAGGAAATAGACAAGATACATCATTAAGTATTGGTAACTTTCAATGGACAAATGGTGTAAAAGATACAAGAGTTGTTTTTAATCCAGATCCTAACGGTAGATTTAAAATAAGTTGGTTCCCTGATAATAACATGCAAAACAACGTTATATTAAAAAATGGTATTAAATACCCAGGTAACGAACATGTTGGAGCTTTTGGTTGTGACTCATATGATATATCAGGCACTGTTGATGGTACTGGATCAAAAGGCGCACTGCATGGTTTGACTAAGTTTTCAATGGAAAACGCACCATCAAATAGTTTCTTTTTAGAATATATAGCAAGACCTCAAACAGCTGATATGTTTTTTGAAGACGTGTTGATGGCGTTAGTATTCTACGGTATGCCACTGCTTGCAGAAAATAATAAACCAAGATTACTATATTATTTAAGAAGAAGAGGTTATAGAGGTTTTAGTATGAATAGACCTGATAAAATATTTAATAAGTTGTCAACAACTGAAAAAGAAATAGGTGGAGTACCAAACTCAAGCGAAGATATAAAGCAAGCTCATGCAGCCGCAATTGAAATGTATATCAACGATCATGTAGGTATGTTAGAAGATAATACTTACGGTAATATGTATTTTAACGAAACATTAAATGATTGGTCTAAGTTTGATATAAATAGAAGAACAAGGCATGATGCATCTATAAGTTCTGGTTTAGCTATAATGGCTTGCAACAGACATATGTATAGACCAAATCCTAGCAAAGAAAAAACCTCTTTAAACCTAAATATAGCAAAGTATAATAATAAAGGATTATCATCTAGAATTATAAATAAATAAATATGATGTACGCTCACATAAACTTTCCGTCTCAAGCGGTTAGTGATTCAGAAAAAGTTAGTCAAGATTACGGTTTAAAAGTTGCTCAAGCTATAAGATATGAGTGGTTCAATGGACACAACTCAAAGTTTGAACATACTTTGAATACTTTTCATAAATTAAGATTATATGCTAGAGGCGAGCAATCTGTTCAAAAATATAAAAACGAATTATCTATAAATGGTGATTTATCTTATTTAAACTTAGACTGGACACCAGTACCTATAATACCTAAGTTTGTAGATATAGTTGTAAATGGTATGGCTCAAAGATCTTATGAAGTAAATTGTTTTGCTCAAGATGAATATGGTGTTAGTAGAAGAACTGAATACATGCAGTCTGTTCTTAGAGACATGAGAAGTAAAGAGTTTAATGACATGGTTGCAGAACAATTTGGTATGAACGTTTATGAAAATAAAAAAGAAACACTACCAGATACTGAAGAAGAATTAGCTTTACATATGCAACTTAGTTATAAACAAGCTGTTGAGTTAGCTGAAGAACAAGCTATAAACGTGTTGTTAGAAAATAGTGATTACGATTTAATTAGAAGAAGATGTTTATATGATTTAACAACACTAGGTATAAGTGCTACAAAAACTACATTTGATTTTAGTGATGGAGCTAGAGTTAAGTATGTAGATCCAGCTCATTTAGTATATTCACATACTGAAAATCCTTACTTTGATGATTTATATTATGTTGGTGAAGTAAAGGAGCTACCAATAAATGAGTTAGTAAAAGAGTTTCCAGAATTAACAGAAGCTGAAATAAAAGAAATAACAGACAAAGGACAAGATCCACTTAGAAGGTCAGCTCATAGAGATAAAAATAAAATACACGTTTTATATTTTAACTATAAATCACATACAAACGATGTTTATAAATTAAAGAAAACAAAAGCTGGTGGAGAAAAATTAATACAAAAAGATGATACATTTAATCCGCCAGAAGGTTTAGAAGGTGACTTTAGCAAGTTAGAAAGAGTTGTTGAAGCTTTGTTTGAAGGTGTTTATATATTAGGTTCTAATAAGTTATTAAGATGGAGGATGGTTCCAAACATGATGAGATCAGACTCTGACTTTAATAGAGTTAAAATGAACTACCAAATAGTTGCACCGCGTATGTATGAAGGTAGAATAGAAAGTTTAGTTAGTAGAATAACTGGTTTTGCAGACATGATACAACTAACACATTTAAAGCTACAACAAGTTATGTCTCGTATGGTACCTGATGGTGTTTACTTAGATGCAGATGGTTTAGCAGAGATTGATCTTGGTAATGGAACAAACTATAATCCACAAGAAGCTTTGAATATGTTCTTTCAAACTGGTAGTGTTATAGGTAGAAGTTTCACATCAGATGGCGATATGAATCCTGGTAAAGTGCCAATACAGCAAATAAGCAATAATGTTAGTGGAGGTAAACTACAAGCTTTGATACAAACATACAACTATTATTTACAAATGATACGCGATGTAACTGGTTTAAATGAAGCTCGTGATGGTAGCATGCCAGATGCTAATGCTTTAGTTGGTGTACAAAAATTAGCAGCAGCTAATTCAAATACAGCAACAAGACATATATTACAGTCTATGCTATACTTAACAGCCGAAGCTGCAGAGTGTTTATCACTTAGAATATCAGATATAATAGAGTACTCACCAACACGTGACGCTTTTATAAGAGCTATTGGAGCTCATAACGTAGCTACTTTATCAGAAATGGCAGATTTACATTTATATGATTTTGGTATATTTATAGAGTTAATGCCTGATGAAGAAGAAAAACAATTATTAGAAAATAATATACAACAAGCTTTAGCTCAAAAATTAATAGACTTAGATGATGCTATAGATATAAGAGATACTAAAAATGTAAAACTTGGTAATCAATTATTAAAAATTAAAAGAAGAAAAAAGCAAGAGCGTGATCAAATAATACAACAACAGAACATACAAGCTCAAGCTCAAGCTAATACTCAAGCATCGCAAGAAGCTACTAAAATGAAAATAGAAGAAGCTCAAGTTAATTACGATAATGAAGTTAATTTAGAAAAGACTAGAAACTCTTTAAAAACAAGGTATTTAGAACAAGAAGCTAGAGTTAAAAAAGAGCTAATGATGTTAGAGTTTGAATTAAATAACAGAATAAAAAAGCAAGAAAGAGACAACTTAAATAAAGTAAACTCTATGAAAGAAAACAGAAAGGATGCTAGAGTTAATATGCAAGCTAGAAATCAAGAAAGACAAATAGAGCAAAGAAACAGGGGTAAATCTTTTAAAAGCTTTGAGTCATCAGGTAATGATATAATTACAGGAGACGTAGGCTTAGATATATAAACTCCTAATATTTAATATTTTATAAAATTTTATTATGGCAGAAGAAACAAAAAAAGTCGAAGAGACTAATGTAGTCGAAGAGACTAAAAAAGATAATGTAACAAAGGTTAAAATACAAAAACCTAAAGACAATATAACAAGAGTTAATATAGACAAACCTCCTGTTAAAGAAGAAAAGGAAGAAGTTAAACAAGAAGAAGAAATTGTTGTTGTTAACGAAGAACCTAAACAAGAAGAGGTTAAAGAAACACCAGAAGAAGTACAACCTATTGTTGAAGAAGTAACTGATGAACAGGTACAAGAAGTAGAACAAGAAGTTGAGCAAGCTATTGTAGAAGCTGAGCAAACTGGAAAACCTTTACCTGAGAAAATAGAAAAGCTAATAAGCTTTATGGAAGAAACTGGTGGTGATTTAGTTGATTATGTAAATTTAAATAGAGACATAAAAAACATGGATGATGCCGATGTTTTAGATGAATACTATAGAACTACTAAACCTCACTTAACACCAGAAGAAAGAAACTTTATATTAGAAGAAAGATTTAACTACGATACAGAAGTTGATGATGAAAAAGATATAAAGAAAAAGAAAATAGCCCTTAAAGAGCAAGTTGCCGAGGCTAGAGCCTATTTAGACGGGCAAAAGTCTAAGTATTATGAAAATATTAAAGCTGGAAGCAAACTCACTAGTGAGCAGCAGAAAGCTATTGATTTTTTTAATAGATACAATAAAGATTCTGAAAAACAAAAGAAGTTAACTGAAAAAAGCAAAAGAACATTTTTAAATAAAACTAAAACTCTTTTCAACGAAAATTTCAAAGGTTTTGATTATAAAGTTGGAGATAAAAAATTTAGATTTAACGTTAAAGATGTTGATAAAGTAAGGGAAACTCAAAGTGATATTAATAACTTTATCAATAAATTTGTTGATGAAGATAATGTTACTATAAGTGACGCTGCTGGTTATCATAAATCTTTATACACTGCTATGAACGCTGATAATATTGCAAAGCATTTTTATGAGCAAGGAAGAGCAGATGCTATAAAAGAAAAAATTGCTAAAGATAAAAACATTGATTTAAGTCCAAGAACAACACATGGTGAAACTAATGTTGGTGGTATTAAATACAAAGTTTTAGGTCAGTCAGCTTCTGATATAAAAAACAGATCTTTTAAAATTAGAAAACAAAAATAATTAATAATTTAAAAAGAATATATTATGGCAATTACTGCAGGAAATAGTTTGAATAGTGTACCTGCTCCACAGCAGCAAACACTAGCTACAAATTATTTAGATTTTACGGGCACAAATGATGTAACTTGGGCTCAACAATACCTGCCTGACTTAATGGAGCAAGAAGCAGAAGTTTTCGGTCCACGAACAATTTCTGGTTTCTTATCTCAAGTTGGTGCGGAAGAGTCTATGACTTCAGATCAAGTTGTTTGGTCAGAACAAGGTAGACTACATTTATCATACAAAGGTAGAGTTTCAAACAACAACGGTGGTACAGCTGTTGGTGGTACTGCTGCTGCACAAATATTAATTGAGTTTGATATTGATGAAGCAGAAGGTAATACTTCTGGTATATCTAATGGTTTAACTGTTAGAAACCACGGTATAAGAGTTAATGATACTGTTATTATAGCAAATAGTACTGATGGTGTTGTAAAAGCTTTAGTTACTAGAGCTGATGACTTAAGTACTATTGAAGTTGTTCCTTATGGAAACGCAAATCCAGCGGCGGTACTTACTGATAGTGCTGTTAGCAAATCTTCAACTATATTAGTTTATGGTTCTGAATTTGGAAAAGGTGTTAGCTATAACAACACAGCTGGAAACGCTTCAGCTGATTCAAGAACTGCTAATGAACCAGCGTTTAAAACTTTTACTAATAAACCAATTATAATGAAAGATTACTACGAAGTATCAGGATCTGATGTTTCTAGAATCGGTTGGGTAGAAGTTTCAAATGAAATGGGTGAGTCTGGTTACTTATGGTATTTAAAAGCAGAAGCAGATACAAGAGCTCGATTTGTTGACTACGTTGAAATGTCAATGTTAGAAGCTGTTGAAGGAGATTCTGATTTAACTGACTCTTTCTTAACAGGTACTACTACTTTTGCTACAGGTACACAAGGTTTATTTGACGCTATCACAAAACGTGGTAACGTTACTTCTGGTGTTACAGGTGTTAACCCAGCTACTGATTTAGCTGAGTTTGATGCTATACTAGCTGAGTTTGACAAGCAAGGTGCTATTGAAGAATACATGATGTTTGTTAATCGTGCAACTAGTTTAGCTATTGATGATATGCTAGCATCTCTTAATTCTTACGGAGCTGGAGGTACTTCATTTGGAGTATTTGACAACGACGAAGATATGGCGTTAAATTTAGGTTTTTCAGGTTTCCGAAGAGGTTCTTACGACTTCTACAAGTCTGACTTTAGATACTTAAATGATAAAGCTACAAGAGGTGGTATTAATGATGCTGCTGGCTCTAACGCTATTAGAGGTGTATTTATACCAGCTGGTATGTCTTCTGTTTATGATCAAGTTGTAGGTTCTAACATTAAGAGACCTTTCTTACATGTTAGATTTAGAGCTTCTCAAACTGATGATCGAAGAATGAAGTCTTGGGTTACTGGTTCTGTTGGAGCTGCAACATCACCACTTGATGCAATGCAGATTCACTTTTTAACTGAAAGATGTTTAGTTACACAAGGTGCTAACAACTTTATGTTAATGCAAGGGTAAACTATTTATTTATAAGGGCGGTGTAATATCGCCCTTATATTTTATTAATTTTTATTATATTATATTATGGCAAAGAAAAAACAAGCAACTAAGGTTGAAGAACCTGTAGTTGAACAAACAGCGGTTGTTGAACAACCTAAGGTTGAAGCTCCTAAAATAAAAGCTAAATCAAAAAATACTTGGGAAATAAAAGATAGAGTTTACTATTTAAAAGGAAATAATAAACCACTATCATATTCTATTAGAGCATCTAACTTATTCTGGTTTGATGAAGAAAAAGGTTACGAAAGAGAAATAAAATATTGTCAAAATCAAAGAACCTGTTTCGTTGATGAAATGAAAGGTGATCAAAGATTAGAGCACATTATATTTAGAAGCGGTAGCTTATTTGTCCCTAAAGAAAAGGTTATATTACAAAAGTTTTTATCATTATATCATCCTCATAAAGATAAATTATTTTATGAGTTTGATCCAGTTGTTGTTGCTGAAGACGAGCTTGATTGGTTAGAATATGAAGTTGAAGCTCTAACAATAGCTAAAGATTTAGATATAGATACAGCCGAAGCTATTATGAGAGTAGAGAAAGGTTCTGAAGTATCTAATTTAAGTTCTAAAGAGCTTAGAAGAGATTTACTTATATTTGCTAAAAAAAATCCACAATTGTTTATAGAGCTTGTAAGTGACGATAATGTTCAACTTAGAAACTTTGGTATTAAAGCTGTTGAAGCTAACATAATAAGATTATCAAATGATCAAAGACATTTTGTTTGGTCATCAACTGATAGAAAAATTATGACAGTTCCTTTTGATGAACATCCATACACAGCTTTAGCTCATTGGTTTAAAACTGATGAAGGTATGGAGATATACTCAAATATAGAAAAAAGATTAAAATAATATCTTTTAATATAATATTAATAGCCACTTTAAACAGTGGCTATTTTTATTTAGGGGCTAACCTTCTGCTTTATTATGTAACTATATTAATATAATAATAAATAAAAGATGGCAGTAAGTATAGACACAGTATATCAAAAAGTTTTAGCTTTAGCTAATAAGGAACAAAGAGGTTATATAACGCCTCAAGAGTTTAACTTAATGGCTGATAGAGCTCAAATGGAAATATATGATAGTTATTTTCACGATGTTAAAACAGCATATAATAAAATAAGTAATAATTCTAAATATAGCGATGAGCTAGAAATGTTAGATGAAAAGCTATCTCCGTTTTTAAATATAAATACAGATACTATAAACGCTGATGCAAGTATACCCACAGTATCTCTTCCTTCAACATTATATTATTTAAAAGCTGTTTCTATATCAAAAGTATCTAGCTCTGATGTAAGTGCTGAAGGATATAGTTCTGGAGAAACATTTTTTCACGAAATAGATAGAAGAGATTTTTTAAATATAAGTGGTCATCCTTTATTAGCACCAACAGGCACTAGACCTGTTTTTGTTAGAAGACCTGCTAATGTAATAGAAATAAGTCCAACACCAACAATAAATGTTAATATAAAATTTTATTTTTACAAAACACCAGCAACCCCTAGCTGGGGATATGTAGTGGTAAACGGTAGAGCACTTCACAATAATAGCGCAACTTATACTACAGACTTTGAATTACATCCTTCAGAAGAAGAGAACTTAGTTAATAAAATACTACAATACTCTGGTATTATAATGCAGAAAACAGGTTTGATAGAAGCAGCTATGACAGAGATAGCTCAAAAGAAACAATCACAAAATGATTAACTATGGGATTATTAAGTCAAAATCAAGAACAATATTATGATGCTAGTAACTCCGCTAATTACGGTGATTACCAGTTTGTAACATTAGAAAACATAATAAAAGCTTTCATGGTAATTCATGTTGGCGAAGGTAAAATAATATCTAAAGTTAGTAAAACTGATGTTCAGTTTCATGGTATGCGAGCTATACAAGAATTATCATATGATGTTTTTAGATGTGTAAAGTCTCAAGAAATAAAATTACCATCAAATTTAAAAATGATATTACCTCAAGATTATGTTAACTATGTTTCTATATCGTGTGTTGGTGATGATGGTGTAAAGAAGAATTTATATCCTATTAGTAAAACATCTAATCCATTTGCTATATCTCAGGACGCTAATGGTGTTTATCAGTTCTCAGCTAATAATTTAGTTGAAACTGATAGTGCTACTTTATCTGGATATCAAACAGGTTCTGGCAATGCTAATACTGATGCTACAGATGCTTATGATATAGAGCTTGATTTTCAAGGTAGAAGATATGGTTTAGATCCACAATATGCTACACAACACGGTACTTTTTATATAGATTATTTAAGAGGTTTTATAAACTTTAGTTCTGGACTTGCTGATAAAACAATAGTATTAAAATATATTAGTGATGGGTTAGGTACAGACGCTGAAATGGTAGTGCATAAGTTTTGTGAAGAAGCTGTGTACAAACACATAATGTATAGTATATTAGCCACAAGGTCTAATATACCTGAATATATAATAGCTAGATACAAAAAAGAAAGATTTGCTGAAACTAGAAAAGCTAAAATAAGATTATCAAATATTAAGATAGAAGAATTTACACAAGTACTCAAAGGTATGAGTAAACAAATAAAGTAGAATTATGCCAGAGATTAAACATACTTTTGCTGGTGCTAGGATGAATAAAGATGTTGATGAGAGATTAGTACCAAACGGAGAATATAGAGATGCTAAAAACGTAAAGATTAGAAACACTGACAGCGTTGGTAACGATGGTGTTGGTGATGCTGGTACTGTACAAAATATTAAAGGTAATAAACTTATTTCTAGTAATCACTATATAGAAACTACTTATGTAGATGAAAATAATGATAATTTTTCTAGATCTAAATGCGTTGGTAGTATTGCTAATGAAAAAAATAATAAATCTTATTTTTTAATTTCAGCTCCTAAGTTTGATAAGTTTTTTATAGATATTAAATCTATACAAAGTAGAAAAAACTTAATAGACTCTATTGTAGAAGTAGACATAAGAGATAGTAGTTCAGATCCAACTAGTAATATAGTTGTCACTGATTTTTGGGGACTTATAGATAAAAAAACAAATATAATAACAGAAACACCTGTTATGCCTTTTCAACAGTTAAATATAGATCCTAATGTTACTGTAACAGGTATTAGAGTTGGTATGGTAATGTCTGGCTTAAACGACGAAGGAGAAGTTTTATTTTCTTCTACTATACAAGAATTTAGCCCACTTCAAATAACATTTTATGATGAAATAAATATAAGCAACTGGGATGATTGTAAAGTTTTAACTTTTGTACATCCAAATAGACCTTTAAATTTCGATGTTGATAATAATATAAGTTCTATTAATATTATTGATGATTTATTATTTTTTACAGATAACGTTAATGAACCTAAAAAAATAAATATAAAAAGATGTTTAGAAGGTACAATACAAAACGGTATAGTACATACTACGTTAAAGTTAAAAGATCCTAAAGATAATGATAATTTATTAGATTATGTAGATGATTTAGAAGAGTCTTTATCACCAGCTGTTAACAATGATTTAAAAGAAGAACACGTAACTGTTATTAGAAAAGCTCCTAAAATAGCTCCAACTCTAGAAATGAAAGACAAAGATAGAGAAGGTGAAACTATAGCTACAGGTTTAGAGTTTGATGTAGTTGGTTTAGCAAATGCTGCTGGAGATGAATTTGAAAATGGATATGTATTTACTATAACTGATAGTTCGATAGCTGGCACTAATGCTCCTAATTGGTTTGAAAATGATATATTAATATTTACTGAGCAAGTAAACTCAGATACACCAGCTGTTATAAAAGCTACTTTAAATTCATTTGATAAAGATACTGGAACAATTAATTTGACAGTAATATCATTTAGTTTAGATATAATACCAGCTGTAGATGGTTTATCTGGTTCTGGAGTTTGGGATGTTGATATAGAACAAAAAAAGCCATTATTTGAACTTAAAATGGTTAGGTTTGGATGTAGATATAAATATGAAGATGGTGAATGTTCTAGCTTTGGCCCGTGGTCTGAGCTAGCTTTTTTACCTGGTCCATATAAATATAATCATACAAAAGGTTTTAACTTAGGTATGGTTAATAATCTTAGAAGTTTAGTAATAAAAGATTTTATACCATATCAAAGATCTAGAGAAGCAGATATCGTAGCTGTAGATATATTGTATAAAACAACAGACTCACCTGTTTGTTATTTAGTAAAAACTATAAAAAGAGGTATAGATCCTGAGTGGAACTTATCTACAACATCATCACCTGAAATACAACCACCTTCTGACTGGTTGTTTGGTAAATTCACTATAACATCAGAAATGATATATAGAGCTATTGAAGAAAATCAATTGCTAAGATCTTGGGACAACGTACCTAGAACAGCGTTGGCTCAAGAAATATCAGCTAACAGGTTAATGTTTTCTAATTATGTACAAGGTTATAATATAAATAGTGTTGTAGGTTTGTTAACTAATCATAATTTTGATTCAACACCTAGTGTTAGTAGTCCAAAAAAATCAGTTAAAACTATAAGAAACTATAGGTTTGGTATGGTTTTTGGAGACAAATATGGAAGAGAAACACCAGTTATAGCTAATGGATTTTTACAAGGTGATAGTGTTAATAATCCACAAATGTTAAGCGGTGACTTATCTTTAGAAAAGTCATTTGCTGCAATGAGAAATTATTTTGAATTAACTCAAGACTGGAATAGTGTAGATCCAAATGGTGTGCCAGAAGACTGGATGGAATATGTAAAGTATTATGTTAAAGAAACTTCTAACGAGTACTACAATATAATAATGGATAGGTGGTATGAAGCTCAAGATGGTAATGTTTGGATATCATTTAACTCTGCTGATAGAAATAAAGTTGATGAAGAAACTTATTTAATATTAAAAAAAGAACAAAACAGTGACCAAGCTGTTTTAGAAAAAGCTAGATATAAAATTATAGCTATATCAAATGAAGCGCCAAATGATATTAAAACAGAGGGTAGGTTTATGGGTGGAGTTGAATTATCAGGTGCCGACGCAGAATCTATTTTTAGTATAGACTCTCCAGCTTTTAATACTAGCATACCAGATAAACTAATGACTGAAACTGTTTTATTAATAGATAGCGGTTCATGGGAAGATTACTTAGATCAGTATAAACCAAAGGGTGATTTAAAATTAAGAATAACCGGTACTGTAGGTAATCAAAAATTAACAACACCTTATAGAAAAGTAACATACTACGGACTCGGTTTTAACAATGATGGTATAGTAAGATGGAATAAACCATTTGGAGATGCTGCTAATATGATTAATAGATTTTCTTCTATAGGTATCACACCAGGAGGCGCTCAACCGTTAGTTTACGGTATTGAGTTTGAAGAAGATGTTATAACAGAAAACAAAGCTGAGTTTGACGGTAAGTTTTTTGTTAAATTAGAAAAAGATATAGTATTAGAAACTAAAGTTTTAAAAAATATAAATTCTAACACTACATTTCAAAATACAGAAACATTTAATATAGGTTACTTAGATAATCAAGAAACAAATCCAGGTACTAATTGGAGTTATGAAGATGCTGATGGAAACACTGTTACTGCACCTAGATTTGGACACACGTTTATGCAAGCTACACCAGCAGCTAGTGATAGTAGTCCTAATAACGTAGATGGAACTAATATAGCTCCACTGTTACCTGTAAATGATTTAGCAGGTTTTTTTGCAACTGATCTTACAAGTTTTACTCAAGCTGCTCCATATTATGCTTTTGGTGGTGATGCTGGTAGCGGTGAGGGTGGACAGGCTTATCCTACAATACCTACTTTTCAAGAACAAGATGGTTTAGTTAGAGTAAACTTAGCTAGACAAACAGCTAGGTTTTGGAAATGGTATGTAAATACTGCTAGTTCAGATACTAGAAATAAATTATTTATTGATGGTTTTAGATTATTTAGAGGTAAATTAACAGGTGCTAACCAAACTGGTTCTTCTAATAATGATGGTGATGGTAGTTTTAAATCAGAGTATTACTACAAGCCAACAGGCATAGATCCAGGTGTTTCTAGTGGAGATGGTTTTAGTCCTACTAACGATGAGCTTGGTAGAGTGTTTTTATCTTTTCCTTTAAAACAATCTAGTAATCCTAGTAATGTGCAAAATTCTTTTTCACAACCAGGTTCTGAAGAATCTGCTGTTGGTAGACTTGCTCAACATATGATGGGTACAGGTAATTTATTTAGATTTACTGACGATCCTACTAATAGTATATATAAAATAGTAGGACAACCAGATACTTTAGAAATAGGTAATGCTAAAAATTTTGCTCAACTTCAAGATTGTTCTGAATTTTCTGAAGGAGCTGTTAGTTCTGTAGAAAATCCTAGTAGCTTACAATTTCAAGCTAATGGCACTGGTATGTTAATGGATTTATTATCTGTTGGTGGTTATCAAGGACCAGGAACTTTTTCTGAACCAACTTTAGAAAATTTTATAATAGGTGGTGCAAACGGTCTTAGCGTAGCAAACGGTGTTCCAGAGTGTAATCCTATGAGTTCACAAGGTAATAGTACTGATTCAAAAACATTAACTAGATTTTGTCAAAGAGAAGGTTTTAGAGTTGAGTTTAGAAAAGTAAATGCAGAAACAGGTGAACTACTAGATAATGGAACTAGAGGTATAGATACAACACTATTTGATCCAAGATCTATGGTATGTCATGATGGTAGAGAGTCATTAAGAATTAGTATTGTAGATTCTATTAGCACTGGTGGTGATGTTGCACCAACTGAAAATGCAGCTTTATTTGAAACAGAACCTAAAGAAGATATTGGTTTAGATTTATATTACGAAGCATCTAACGCTATACCAATGAACTTAACAAGAACTAATGCTTCTTATTTTGCTCCACACAAATCAAAAGTAACTTCTAAAGACGCTGATTTAGTAGACATAGACTTAAATACAAACTATGTTGATCATCATGTATCTCATATTGGTTTTACAGAAAACTCTGTTATAATAGCTGTTAAGTCAACAACAGTTGCTACTGGAGTTGTTGATTTACACTCTGTATTAGACTTGTTTGGCACTGGACAATTTGAGTTTAATATAGGTACTTTTATGGTTTTTGAGCATGGCAATGGAACAAAAACAATGGCTAGAATAACTGGTTTTGCAACGCCACTTGATGATTCAGAGATAGATTATGGTGAAACAGTTTTTACTGTTGATAGCTCTTCTACAGCAACAACAACTGGATATTACGAAATACAAACAGACGTATATAAGAATAAAGTAGAACTAGGTTGGTTTAATTGTTATTCTTTTGGTAATGGTGTAGAGTCTGATAGAATACGTGATGACTTTAATGCTCCGCAAATAGATAATGGTGTTAAAGTTTCTTCTACATTTTTAAATTATGGTGAAGAAAATAAAGGCAGCACTATAATATATTCTGGCATATATAACTCAATATCAGGTGTAAATAATCTAAATGAGTTTAATATGGCTGAAAAAATAACAAAAGATTTAAATCCTACTTATGGTTCCGTACAAGCTTTGAAAGTTAGAGATACAGATGTTGTGGCTTTTGCTGAAGATAAGATTTTAAGAATAACAACTCAAAAAGATGCACTGTTTAACGCAGATGGTAATTCACAGTTGATATCTACAAATAGAGTTTTAGGTACAGCAATACCTTATGTTGGTGATTATGGTATATCAAAAAATCCAGAGTCTTTAGTAGCAGATGAATATAGGATGTATTTTACAGATAAACAAAGAGGTGCTGTAATGAGATTATCACAAAATGGTTTAACACCTATATCAAGTGTAGGTATGAAAACTTATTTTAGAGATAATTTAGTAGACTCTGAGTCTTTAATAGGTACTTACGATAAAGTTAATAGTGAGTATAATTTAACTATTAAAATGAAGCCTTTTGTAAATAGAGAAAATACTACAGTTTCATTTAATGAAGGTTCAAAGGGTTGGACTAGTTTTAAATCATTTATACCAGACGATGGTAATTCTGTTGCTGGTAGATATTTAACTTCAAACTTAGCTCAAATATGGTTACATAATTCAAACGATGTTGATAGAAATACATTTTATGGAACTTATTATGAGTCTTCATTAAGCGTTGTTTTTAATGAAGTTCCTGGTTCTGTTAAATCATTTAAAGCTGTAAACTACGAAGGTTCTCAAGCTAGAGTAACACAATTTACTAGTGATGCAGGTGAATACACTCAACCAGATGGTAGTGCTTTTAATATAACTACTGATGGTGAGTATTTTAATTTAGAACCAAAAGATGGTTGGTATATGAACAAAATAACCACAAATCACTCGTTAAAAGATAGTGTAAATGAAAGAGGTTTAGTAGAATTTATAGATAAAGAAGGTAAATGGTATAATAGAATAGACGGTGGTGAAAGAGGTGATCTTACTAATAACGATTTAAACGAGTTTAGTGTTCAAGGTATAGGTATAGCCTATGCTGTAGTAAATACAACAGAAACTAATATAGAAAACGATAGTCTTGGTCCTATAAATCTTCAAGTAACAAGTGACTTTATAGATGATCCAACAAATACAATAGATTAATTATGTCAGCAGTAAATTATCAAGTAACACCACAAAGTACATCAGTAGTTCCAGGACAAACTGTAGCACAGTCTATTGATCCTAGTGGTGGTTTTTATACATTAAGTTCCGTTATAACACCAATAAACCCATCTACACACACGGTTCAAGCTAGTTTTTTTACAATAGCTGGATCAAGTGGTGTAGATGATTTTATGCCAACAACAGGTTTAGGTGTTAGAACTTATGAAGATATTAGTATTTTACCAGAAAGTGTAATAAAAGTTACATTTAATGACACAGCAACTAATGAAGTAACTTTAAAAGTTTCTTTATTACCAAGTTTTGTTATACCTGCAAACGCAACTAATCCGTTTCAAATAATACTAGATATTGATGGTGATGCTCAAGAAATACAACAAACTCCACAAACGCCAGATGGTAATCCTGGTATATTTAGATTATCAATAGACTTATCAAACTCAGTTCCAAATGCTAAAATATTTTGCGTAATACCACCATCTATTGGTGCATTTAATCTTCAGAATACTAGTGCTTGGAATATAGGTGCTGAAATTACACAAACTGATTTTACTAAATCTACAGCTCTTTTTATTCCAAACTCACAAACTACAGAACAGTCACCTATATTAGGTCCTGGAGCTGTAGTGCAAGCATCGCAACCTACTAGCTGCGCTTGGTTTTGGATAGTACCAGATAGTGGCTATACTGTATCTAAATATAACTTTTCAATATCATCAACATCTCAAGGCACTCAATTTAACCCTGGACCTGCTATTAGCTTACCGTTTTCAGGTAATACTACATTATCTAGTTTCTCTGCAAATAGTAGTGTTAATTTAAATTATAATCCTGGAAGTATAATACAAGCTGAAACTAATTTAATAGGTGATTTACAACCAGGATCTTATAGTTTTGTTGGTTTTAATAATAATTCTGTTACATTAACTCCACCAGCAATACCACCATCAACTGTTACATCTTCTGTAATTGTAAATTATAATGAATTAGTTCAAGGAACTACTGTTAGTAGTTATTCATCTTTTGCTCAAATACTATTAGTTGATACTATTTCTTTTAGTGATTCGTATCCAGCTAATTTTATACCAACAAGTAGTCAATTATCTACACTACAAAGCGCACAAGCTCCAGAAGGATATGCAACTAGTGATTGGACTAACAATGCTGTTTTGGTTATATTAAATGGTTTTCATAATTACGTTCCAGGAGCAAATAGTCCTGATTTAGATATACAAATAAGTGGTTCTGCTATGTTAGCAGATAATAATCAAAGTGAAGAATTTAACTTTTCAATACAAGATATTTCAACATAATGGCAACTGAAACTAGAACTTTAAAAAACGGAAATGTAATAGAAGTTACTAATACTATTGGTAGTTTATCTATAAATGTATTAAATCCAGGCTTTGAAAATGAAAAAGTTAAGTTTACATTTTCTGGTAGAGCTGTATTAAATAAAAAAACAAATGTTGGTACTTTAAAAATAACAAATAATAATACGCTTAAAAAACTAAATGTAACAGATTTTAAAAAATTATTTGCTAACGATGTAAAGAGTAGAGTTCAAATAAAATTTAATACATCGACTAAAGATAGTAATGGTAATATAGATTCACTTTTATATGACATTGTTTATGTAGGAAAAAAAGCTGTTTTAAAAAGAGATAATTTAATATATGAATTATCTAATAATAATTCTACATTACCTACAGTAAAAACTGGTATTAGTAGTATCGTATACGGTAAAGATACTATTAGTCAAAATGGTGAAGTTAGAAGAATTAAAATTAGCGGAGTAGTAGGTACACAGTCTTTGATAGCTGTAACAAAACTAGAAGACTCTGTTGATTCTAATAATAATATAATAACAACAACAAATACTAATTTTGTAAAATCATTTATAGATACTACTCATACTTTGCAAAGTGGTGTTGTTTTAAAAGCAGCATCAATAAAAATTGATAGCACGGGTAAAGCTATAGTTGTTGTAAACTTTCCTAAAGTTACAACTAAAACTAGATATGCTATACACGTTTTAACTACTAGTTTATCTAGTAATTTTAGTAATAAAAACAATTTTTTATCAACTCTACAAGCTAATAACAATACGCCTGGTTTAGGTGTTACTAACTTTTCAACTAAAGTTTTAGAGCAAAATTTAAATCCTACTTTAACATTTAGAGCAACAACCACTGAAAGCGCTGGAGTTGTTAAACTTACAGTAAACGGTGGTGCAGATCAAACTTTTAATAGTAGTGCTAGTGTTGATAAAGTTTATAATGGTAAATTTAACTCATCAGAAGGATTAACTTTTTTTACAATAACTTACGTAATGACAGCTTTAAGTGGTTCTTTTTCAGCCAGAACTGGTGCGGGTGGTGCTGTTACTTTTACAAATAGTTTAGGTGATCAAGAAACTACAGAAAACACACTTGGTGCTCCAGTTTTTAGTAATATAGATCAATCAGACTCTGACTGGACAAATAGTATTGCTTCTAAAAACGGTGGTACAACTGTAGATATAATAAAAATAAATCAAGCTATAAGCACAACATCATCTAGTAATGATACTTTAACAGTTTCTTTTACAGTATCGGTAAATAATTGGGGTACTAAAAATACTATAATGGCTTTAGCTTTAAACACTTTAATAGCAAGATCTTAATATGGCATTAATACAAATATCATTACCACTACCTTTAAATGTTTCTTTACAAGCTGGAGATATAGCTTACTATGTAGAAGTAAATGACAATTTAGTTGGTGGTTTTCAAGTAAATCAAGGTACTAATCCACCTATAGAAATAGGTCCTATAGTATCTATATCAGGTGTTCAAGTTACTGTTGAAAACGAAAGTACAAATGAAGAACCTAGTGTTGGTGATTTTATATTATTTAGTAAGAATAGAAATGTTAACGAAGCTTCTATAGTTGGGTATTTTGCTGAAATAGAATTTAAAAATAATTCTAAAGATAAAGCTGAAATGTTTTCGTCAGCTTGTGAAATTGAAGAAAGTAGTAAATAACTAACAAAAAATGTAACTATATTTAAAGAATAAAACAAAATTATGGCATATAAACAGAGATCTCCAAATAAATTTATAGGCAAAGCGTTACGTAGGGCTAGAAAAGGTGTCATGGGTGGTGCTACTAAGATACTTGGTGGTGGATTACTTGGTGGTGCACTTTCTAATGTAGGTAGAAGCGTTGCAAATGTAGTTCCAGGATTAGGTTCTGGACAAAATCCACTTTCTGTTTTAGGTGGTGGTGTAGGTATGCTTGCTGGTAGACCATTTATGAAAAGAAAAAGAACTGGTTATAAACCATATGAAGCTCCTAGTCCGATGAAAACAGATGTTATGTTAGTTAGAGGTGCGTACGATGCTGCTTCAGGTAAAGGCGCTAGAAAATACGGACAAATAGCTAAAGCAAGAGCTTTTGCTGATATGGTTGATAGTGTTGAAAGAACAACTAATAGATCATCTAGAGTTCAACTTATGAAAGCTAGAAGAAGAAGTAAAAGAACTGTTAGGTCTAATGATAGATTTGCTAATTGGAGAGAAAGATACGAAAGAAGACAGCAAAGAAAAGAAAGATTTAAAGATAGATTTAGAGGTAAAAAAAGAAAAGCTATAGATTTTGATAGATATAAAGATCAACTTTCTCAACAACCAACAGGTCAAAGATTTACCAATACTGGTATAGGTTATTAAAATTATAATTATGTCTTTATTTTTAGGTTTAGGTTTATCTATTGCTGGAAGTGCTCTTGGTGCAATAAGTGCTAATAAAGCTCAAAAAAAAGCTGAGCGTAGAGCTAAAAAAGCTAAACAAGAGTTAAATAGTATAAAAGATAAGTACTCACAACTAGATACTACAAATCCGTTTACTGACATGGAAAACACCATGAAAGATTTGACAATAAATCAAAGACAATTTGAGCTACAAAGTCAACAATATGCTCAAAGTCAGTCAAATATATTAAGCGGTATAAAAGAAGCTGCTGGTAGCTCTGGTATAGCTGCAGTAGCAGACGCTTTATCTGGCGAAGCTAAAAGAGCTGTTAATCAAGCTACTTCATCTATAGGTTTTCAAGAACGTGAAAATCAAGTAAAAGAAAGAAGTATGGCTAGGAATTTACAAAATTTAGAAGCTGAAGGTGAGCTATGGTCTAGAAAAGCTGAAACAGACAAAGTAGGTACACTATTAGGTATGTCACAGCAAGAAGTTGCAGCATATAGAGAACAAGCTGCAGCAGCTAAACAAGCTAAATTTGATGCTATATCAGATGGCTTAAGTTCTATAGGTAATATGTTAGTACAACCTCCTGGTCCACCTGGTCCTGGTGCTATATCACAAGGTTCGGAACCTGGAAATGAAAGACCACCTGGTAAATATATTTTAGGTGTTAAAGTTGGTGAAGCAGATTATCCTACACCATGTAACGGATTAGTTGGATAAAAAATTTAATTATGATAAATAAGTACGATAAAATTGACAGATCTGATAAAGAGCTATCGGCGTTTGATAGGAAAACGCGTATGGATAAGCATGTTGAAAAAATATTAGATACATCAGGTGAGTTACCAGCTGAAGAATATAGTAATATATACAAATCTTTACTTCAAAAAAGATTAGAATTTATAGATGGTAATGAAGAGCAAAGAGCTAATATAAAAAGACAGTTAAATCAAACTAAGGAAGCTATTGTTTCTTATAGAACATTTAGACAAGATTTAGCCGCTGCTTATAAAACAAATTCATTAATGAATACATGGACCGATGGTGAACAAGGTCAGTCTGTTATGAGTCTTTTAGATGATGTTCCTAGATTAGTACAAAAAAAATATCCTGAAGGTTTAAATGGACCAGATAATAATGAAATAGGTGTTATTATGCCAGATTACAAATCAGTGTATGACGCTATGAAAAGAGTTGCAGAATTAAACTCTAAAAAATCTGAACTAACTAAAAATCCTGAAAGCGAAAAACAGTATAATGAAGCTATGTCATCATTAAAAACTATAGTTGATAATCAAGCTATGAGATGGGTTGGTATATCTAACTTAAAGAAAATGATAATGCTAAAAGATGAAGAGAGTAAAGAAGTTTTGAATAAAATGGGTAATAATTATCTAAGATCTTCTTCTAATCAAAACGAAGTTGAAGACATGCCTTTTAACGAACTTGCTGCTAGAAGACAAGTTGAAGGTACATTAATAGCAAAAGCTTCAAATTTACAGTCATTAGCATATGATGAAATGATACCAGGTAGAACTTTTTTTAAAGATGTTAAAGAAAAGATAAAAATGACTACACCATTTAAAACCGATGAACAAGCTGATAGAGTTGCAAAGCTTATGATAAATGATCCAGTTTATAATGAACAGTTTAAAGCAGAGCTTACTGATTATTTTACTAGATTTTTAAAGAAGCAGCATGACATTGGCAAGTTAAATAGAAGAAAAGTAGTAAAAAAGAAAGATAAAAAATTTAGTGGTATAAAAAAATACAGACCAGGAACTTTATAACAAACGGGTAACTAACGAAACAGTATGAAAAGATATTTAATAGATGGTCAACCTATAGAGGTTGATCCAATACATGAGGAAGCTTTTGTAGAAGAAGCTAAAGCAAAAGGACTATCAGTTGATTTAGAAGAAACTGAAGAAGAAAAAGAAGAACAAGAAACTGAAAAAAAAGAAGAACAAGAAACTGACAAAAAAGAAGAGTCGGGAAACCAACAAGGCTCTACAGACAGTGCGACTGTGGAGCAAACTACTCAAGCACAAACTCCAAGTATTCTAGGTACGGAATCCAGCTCGGAAGATATTTCATTGGAGCAACCGTCGTTCGAAATACAAAACTCAGCAAATAAAAATGAAAAAATAAAAGTTAATAAATCGGAAATTAAAAAAAGATTTGGAAGTCCTAATTTTTTAAATCACGTAAAAGCCGGTAGAATTAATTTAGATTTATCTAGTGATAAAGATTTACAAGAGGAACTAAGTGAAAAAATGAAAACTTACAATGAAGCTACTGATGCTGAAGGTAATGTTGTTCCATTTCAATCTAATGAAGAAGGTAAAAGAAAATACTTTGACAGTAGAACTAATACGTATGAAGAAGAAGTTGATTACGATTATGATAGATCATATGGTATAAGATTTAAAAAAGATAGTCAAGGTAAGTTTCTTGATAGAATAAAATACAACTTAATAGAGCCTTTTATTGATACAACAATGCAGGCTATAGACTCTGGTCAAGATGGTGAATATACAAACGTTATGTTAGACTTGTTTTTTGATGATGAACTTGATGAGGATGAAGCTAATAGAGTTATACAAGAAATGTTAGAAGCTGCTAATAAGCCGCCAGACGAAGACATGATGAGATTTATGGAAATAGCTAATAATCCTGATGTTAGCGCTATAAGATCTTTTTTTGATGCTGTTACAGATGGTGGTGTAAAAACTGCTTACAAGGTTGCATTAAGTTCATTTGCTGGACAGGCAAAAGCTGTTTATGATTCTTTTAGTGAAGGTGGTGAAATAATAGGTCTTGCAGCTACTGGGGCTGCAGCTGGAGCTGCTACTGCTAGTTTTGGTGGTGGAATAACTATGATAGGTGGTGGTTTAAGAGGTGGTATGAGTGTTGTTGGTGGTGTTATAGAAGCTTCTGCAATACTAGGTGAATTAATAAGAGAAGAGTTTGGTGGTAGAGTTCCAAATAAAGAAGAATTAATAGACTTATTTAATGATAAAAATAAGTTTAATGAAATGCGTAAAAAATCTGCACTAAAAGGTGGTAGCATAATGCTAGTTGATTATATTGGTGGTACAGCTGTTGCTAAAGGTACTTTTGAAGTAGCTAGAAAAGGTGGTAAAGTTAATAAGATTTTAGCTGCTACTGGAGGTACAATAGCTGATGGTGGTGTTGGTGGTTTTGGTGAATATGTTAGTGGTGAAATAATAGATAGGCCAGCTACAAGAGGTGATGTTATGATGGAAATAATAGGTAGTTCTGGTACTGGTTTAGTAACTGATGTTACACCTTCTCTTATTGCTGCTGCAAGAACTAGATATACTATAACAAAGCCGGGTGGTAGTAAAGAAAACATAACATTACAACAGTTATTAGGTATATTAGAGTCTTCTACGCCAGGTGAATTAGCTAGATTAGATATAGAAGTAGTTGGTGACAATGTAACTAAGCAAAGAGTTGAAAACGCTAAAAGAAGAGCTGATATAGAAGTAACAATACCTCCTGTTGTTATTGATAATATAGAAAGACAAGCATTAACTAGTTTAATAATAGATAAAAGAAGAGCTCAAATAAAGCAAGAAGAATCTCAAAACAAAGGAAACTTAGAAGACCCTACTTTAACTAATGAAATAGAGCAAATAGACGATGCTATTGAAAGCATAATGTCTGAATATAAGAACATAGATAAAAGAACAAAGCCTGTTAGAGAACAGAAAAAAGATAGTCAAGAATATAAAAAATATAGATATCAAAGCGAATATGATTCAAGAGCTGAATTTTTAAAAGCTATAAGTGAAATATATAAAGTTAAAGTTGGTGATCCAAAAACAGATAAAGAGATAAAAGAAATTATATCTCAAAATCCAAGTATGCAAGGCAAAGGTCTTGAAGATGCTGCTGGTTTTTATGTTCCTGAGTTAAATGAAGTTTTTCTTAATTTAGATAAAATTGCATTTACAGGTAACTTTACTGTTGATACGCATGAAGCTTTACACGCTATACTTAAAAACGCTGTAGATATAGATGGTAACTCTTTAATAACTCCGGATTTAATAGCTGACATGGAAAAAACTTTAGGTCCTGATAGTTGGAATGTTTTAAAGAAAAGAGCTGAAGAAATAAATCCAAAAACAGGTGAAAGATATTATACAGATGATTATATGAAGCAAAATCCTGATGAGTGGTTTACTTTTTTATCTGATGCAATACAGAACAATCAAATAGTTTTTGATAAAACTATGGCAGATGGTATTAAAAATATACTAGAGTCTATAATAGGTAGTTACTTAACTTCAAGAATACCTGGTTTAAATAGAAAAGTAGGTTTTGCAACTGGAGAAGAAGCTGTTAATTTTGTAAGAACTTATGTTGAAAGTATTGATAAAGGCGCTTTAAATACATCAATAACAGATTTAATAAAAGATAAAAAAACTAAAGCTACTGATATTAAAAAATCAGTGGTAAAACCTACAGAAGTAAACTTAGAAAAGTCAAGATCAGACTTAGATAAACATATAACTGATGATATAAAAACTCAAGATGACTTTAAACAAAAGGGTGCTAGAGATAAAGTTTTTGAAGAAATATATTCAAACAATGTTTTAGATGGTGTTATACGTAATAGATTAATAATAGATCCTAGATTTGGTGCGGTTGTTAGTGATGAAAGTAGAGTACAAAATTTAATTGACGATATAAAATTTAGGTTGTTAACTAAAATGGATGCTCAATATAAGCCAGTTGTTGATGGTAATAAAAGAAGTATATTTAGTTATTTTTATGGTGACGCAAGTGGTAGACGTGGAGCTATTGGTTTTGTTATAGAAGATGTTGCTAAAGCCTATAAACAAACTGTTAGACCATCTGGTTCTTTAGAAGTACAAACAGATGAAGGTGTTAGAACTATAGATGTTGAAGATGAGTCTACTGGTTTAGAAGCTTTTGAAGAAGAAGAAGTATTAACAGATCAAGTTAAGCCAACAAAAGATATAGTTGTAGCTGATATATTAGGTTTGTCTGATGAACAAAAGCGACTTATAACTAAAAACATACAAGAAGCTGATTTAGATATTACTAAGCTTAACTATAAAAATATAAAAGAACTATTATTAAAAGGACCACTTTTAGATATATTAGATATAGTTTCTAAAGAATTTGGTATAGAAACTAGAAGAATACAAATTAAACACGATTTAAACGGTAAACAAAGAAGCTCAGCAAGAGATAAAATAATAGAAAAATCAAAAGAAATTAATTTATTTGATTTGTTACCTGAAGGTCAAGATCCTGATGGTAGAGCTACAGGTGTAGCTAATACTAAATTTGGTGAGTTTTATATAAAAGGTGGTAGAGTTAAAGTTAGTGAAGGTGCTACAAAAGGTTTAGGTCAAAAAGAATCTCAAAACAAAAGAAAAGACGTAAGTAACGAAGAGTTTCTAACCGTATTTGGTATAAATGAAGATGGTACTATTGAATCTGGTAGAAAGTTTGATGGAGCATTGAGAGAATTTGTTGTTCAAATAGCTCAAATAATAGCTAATCAAGAAATAAGAAAAGACGCTTCAGAAAGAGGTACTGCTACTGAGTCTCAAATAGTTTCTATAGGTAGAGGTAAGTCTGAAATTGTACTATCTGCTGGTAGCTTTGATATTGTTAAAAAATACGGGCAAGAAAATACGTATTTTGAAATTAAAACAATGGATGACGCTAAAAGATACGTTGAAGAAGTTGTACCTTTATTAATACGAGTATTTGAACCACATGTTGGTTTGTTAAATCCAAACGAAGTAACACCTAGAAAAGGTTTGTCTAAGGAAATAAAAGATTATTTAAAACAAGAGATACCTAAAAAATTTGAAGGAATTACAACTAAAGGTAATTTTCCTAAAAGACAGTTTTCTGATTATGTTGGTAAGAATAATAATGAAATAATTAAAAATAAAAATAAAATATCAGATTATAACGCTCAAGCTAAAATAAATTTTGAAACACAATGGTTAGCTATTGACAAAGCTTTACAAGATGATCCTACGCTATTAGGACCTATAATGATGTATCTTGATTTATCACAAAATTCAAGGACACATATTAATAGAGCTGGTGCTCAATATGGTGGTAGAGATATAACTGCGCCAGGTAATATGACTTTAAAATTAGAACATGCGGTACAAAATGCTTATGCTTATAGATTCTTAATAGAGTCTTCTTTAATTGATAAATCTAGTGATAGAAGTGGCTTTAAATTTGATTTAAAACAATTACAAAAAAACTATAAACTAATAGCAATAAGACCTACTGATGATAGGAAGTTAGATTTATCTAGTTATATTGATGAAAATGGTAATAAACAAAGCTATAAAGATGGCATGGGCCCTGGTTGGAATATATACACTGACAATTGGTGGCAAAGATATTTTAATGAAGATGTTGTTAAAACAAACGGTGGTTTAAATCCAAATAATATAGTTGATGAAAATGGTGTTAGTCTTGCTGATAAGTTTAAAATAAATAGTAGTGGCGGTAGTACTTTAGTTAAAAATTCTATTAACGATATTAATGCTGATAAAAATATAATAGAAGCTTTTAATAAACAAGCTGAGATAATTAAAAAAATAAATCAAGAGTTGCAAGCTGATTTGGAAAAGAGTGGTTATAAGTTTAGTAAAGGTATGTCTACTTTTGATTTTGATGAAACATTAATTATTGATGGTGAAAATTTTGTTATCGCTACAGATCCTGTTACAGGAGAAACTCAACGAATAAAATCTGGTGATTGGCCTATTAAAGGTCCAGAACTTACTGAACAAGGTTTTACTTTTAACTTTAATGATTTTGTTAATGTTAGAGGCGGTGTTGAAGGTCCTTTATTAGATAAAATGAGAAACCAAATAAAAAAGTATGGACCAAATAATGTTTTTGTTTTAACAGCTAGGCCGCAAACAGCTGATGTAGCTATACACGCTTGGTTAAGATCTAAGGGTATAAACATACCTTTTAAAAACATAACAGGACTGGGTGATAGTAGAGGTGATGCTAAGGCTGAGTGGATGCTTGAGAAGTTTGCTGAAGGTTATAATGATATGTATTTTGTTGATGACGCTTTACCAAATGTAGATGCTGTTAAAACTGTATTGGATCAGTTAGATATAAAATCAAATATTGTTCAAGCTAAAATAAAAACTAGCAAAGGTTTGAGTGAAGATTTTAATAAAATGCTTGAAAGAACTAAAGGCGTTGGAGCACACAAAGTCTTTTCAAAAGCTGAAGCTAAAAAAAGAGGTATTAACAAGGGTCGTTATGAATTTTTTGTACCGCCATCGGCAGAAGATTTTAAAGGTTTATTGTATAGATTTTTAGGTAAAGGTAAACAAGGTGAAAAAGATTTACAGTTTTTTAAAGATAAATTAATTAATCCTTATTCTGAAGGTATAAAAGCCTTTAATACGTATAAACAAGGTATGGCAGAGCAGTATGCTGCTATTAAAAAAGAATATAAAAATGTATCAAAAAACTTAAATCAAAACGTAGCTGGAACTAGCTTTACAAACGATGCTGCAATAAGAGTTTATTTATGGAATAAGGCTGGTTTTACTATACCTGGTATATCTAAAACCTTACAAAATAAATTAGTTAAACATGTTAAGCAAAATCCTGAGATGATGGCTTTTGCAGACGCATTAAGTAAAATAGTTAAAACAGATGATGTATATGTAGAACCAACAGAAAGCTGGTATGCTCAAAGTATAGCTAGTGATTTAAAAGAAGTTACTCAATCTATAGGTTTACCACAATTTTTAAGTGAGTTTATTGAAAATAAAAATGAAATATTTAATGAAGATAATTTAAATAAAATAGAAGCTACTTATGGTAATCCAACTAGAAATGCACTAGAAAATATATTGTTTCGTATGGAAAACAATACAAATAGGACTACTAGTGCAGATGCTAATGTTAATCTTTGGTTAGACTGGATAAACGGTTCTGTAGGTGCGACAATGTTTGTTAATGTAAGATCTGCTGTACTACAAACTTTATCATCTGTTAATTTTATAAATTGGTCTGATAATAATATATTTAACGCTGCTAAAGCTTTTGCTAATCAACCGCAATATTGGAAAGACTTTGCAATGATATTTAACTCTGACATGTTAAGACAAAGAAGAGCTGGTTTATCAATGGATGTAGCGTCTGCTGAATTAGCTAGGGTATTTGCTAATGGTGGTAATACTATGTACCAAAAAACTCAAGCTGTTTTATCTTATTTGTTACAACTTGGTTTTACACCAACTCGTGTTGCTGATAGTTTTGCTATAGCTTCTGGTGGTGCTACATTTTATAGAAATAGAGTTAATGCTTATGTTAAGCAAGGTAAAAGCAAAGCTGATGCCGAGAAACAAGCGTTTTTAGACTTTCAAGAAATAGCAGAAGAAACTCAACAGTCATCAAGACCTGATATGATAGCACAACAACAAGCTGGTGTTTTAGGTAGACTTATATTAGCTTGGCAAAACACACCAATGCAATATACTCGTTTAACTAAAAAAGCGTTAGATGATATTGTTAATAACAGAGGTGATAGAAAAACAAATGTATCTAAAGTTATATATTACGGTGCTGCACAAAATATATTATTTGGAGCTTTACAACAAGGTATAGCATTCACTATGTTTGGAGGTGGTATAGATGAAGAAGATATTCAAGATGCTGAAATAAGAGTTGCTAACGGAGCGTTAGATACTTTTCTTAGAGGTACGGGTATTTATGGTGCTGCTGCATCAACAATTAAAAATACTTTAATACAATGGCAAGCTATACAAGACAAGCCATATGGTAGACAAGATTTTACAAAAATATCTCAAGCTGTTATTGATATATCACCACCTATTGGTAGTAAAGTTAGAAAAATTACACAAGCTTCTAAAACAGATTTGTTTAATAAAAATATATATCCTAAGTTAAAATATAGAATAGAAAATCCTAAACTATCTGTTTATGCTAATGTAATAGAAGCTACAACAAATGTTCCGCTAGCTAGATTAGTTAATAAAGCAAATAATATAGAAGAAGCTTTAGATTCTAATCATCAAATGTGGAAACGTATGGCTTTAATATCTGGTTGGAATACTTGGAATTTAGGTATAGAAGATCAAGAAATAATAAAAGCTAGAGAAGAAGTTAGGCAAGATAAATTAGAACAAAAGAAAAAAGAAAAAGCGCAACAACAAATAACAAAAGAAGCCATAAAAGAGTCTAAGAAAAAATCTAAAGTTAGATGTATTGCGTTAAAAAGAAATGCTGAAAGGTGTAAAAATATGACTGATAATAAAAACGGTAAATGTTATGCTCATCAGTAAATATGTAACTATAAATAAAAGAATAAATTATGATTAATTGGATAAACTCTTGGAACTCCAAGAATAAAAAAGAAGTATACGAATTAAATTTTAGATTAGGTACAATAACTGTTTTACAGTTAGAATATTGTCCATGCGTAAAGTGTGACAATAAAAAAGGTACATGCTCTAAGTTTAGATTTATGATTTTAAACTTTGGATTTGAGATATGAGATTTATAAACAGCGCACAAATAGAAAATAAAAACGCTATAAAAGATCGTAAGCTAGCTATTAAACCAGATAGTAGAAATAACGTTGTTGTTAGTCACAATGAAACAAAAGTATCATTTGGTGAAATTATAAATGATAGAGGAAGGTTTACTGTAGTAGTTACAGTAACTTCCGATAGAGATGGCGCTAAAAGAATTATATTACCTTTATCATAATGATAGTTTATCAAAACATAACAGGTGCAGATACAACTACTGTTATCACAAAAGGTGGTTCAGTTAGTGGTAGTATTAATAAAATATTAATTGCTAATGTTAACACTACTAATGCTGTTACTATAACTGTAGACTTACATGACGGTACTAATACTTTTACTTTAATAAAAGAAGTAGACATACCAATTAAGTCTTCATTAGTTTTAGAAGATAACGTTAGATTTGATAGTGCTATATATAATTTGAGAATAACTACAGCAGGTACATCTCCTAATATATCTGTAATAATAAGTTAATATGGAACTAGAAGTAATTAGATTTTCAAGTGGTACTGATAGTACTAACGGAATATTAATAAATAAAACAAATAATAAATTTTTAGCATACACGCTTGAAGATGAATATAGAAATGAGAAAAAATTTGGCGAGACAAGAATACCTGAAGGAACTTACAAGTTGGGTTTACGCAAGGTTGGCGGCTACCATACAAAATATTCGAAGCGCTTTAGTGATATTCACATTGGCATGCTTCATGTTCTCGATGTTCCTAATTT